AGTTAATTCACCTTGAGATGTAAATGTTGGAATCTTAGCCATTATACTGTTGTTCCTTGTGACATTGTTAATAGAGACATACCTAAATTAGATCCTGTTTTAATCATTGCAAGTTTAGATTCTTGTCTAGCCATGTTAGCTTTTATTCTAGCAAAATTTGCTTGTTCTATTTTTTGTGATTGAGCAACTTTAGAATTATATTTAATAATATTTTCTTGTAGTGCTTTTTCTCTCATGTTTGCTCTAGCAATTCTTAAAGCAGTTCCTTCATAAGCAACTCCAGATTTATTTGTAGAAACAACTGCAGATCCTTCTAGTTTTTGAAATTGTTTATCAAAGTTTGCTAAATCAAGTTCTGTTTTATTTGCTATAGCTGTTTTTTCATTTTCTAAAACTTCTGCGTTACGATTGTTTACGCCTTCATTAAATTTACCAATTGTATTCTGTGATGATATTTGAGCAACAGATGTTGCTGCAACCAATGCCGTAGTCCAACCCATTAGAATAACCTCGCATACATATATTGATCAGAACCATCAAAACCAAATTTTTTCATTAGACCTTCTTCTTGTAAACCCAACCATTTAGCAAATCTTAAACCAGTTGTATAGTTTGCTCTTACAGCAGTTTGAACTCTATTAATATTATTTTCTTTTGCTATTCGTGCAAAATCTTTTTTGATAGCTTTAGCAATAAGTAATGGATGATTCCAAACTTCATTTGTTGCTAGTACCCAACCTTCTGCAACACCATTCCAAAGTATTTTCATACCTGCAGCAAAAACAGGTTTACCATTAACCAATCCTGTAAATGCTAACTTGTCTTGCTCTAAGTTTTTAGCGTTACCTTCAAACTCCATGTCTTTATCCATTAATGGGTGATTCATTTGTTGTTTCATAATATATATGCCATGCTCTCCTGTATATGGTACTATATCTAGTATTTTATCCATCATTCGTAATAAGTCTAGGATATAACGACAAAATAGTTAATGGCAATGGTTGTGTTTGTCTTACAAATATAAAACCATCTGTTTCGTAGTTACCTCTAAACTCAATTTCTTTATCTCCTGTAAATACACTAATACCACTGTTCATAGCGTTAGCTGATGATCTAAATGGTATTCTTTCCATGTTGTTAAGATCTGGTCCAACTTCGATACCAATAGACTCGTAAAGTCTAGCAGTAATTTCGTAAATTCTTTTTGTTTTAGATTGTGAAGTACCATTTTGCGCACCTGCATCTATTCTCATTGTTTGTAATAAAGATGTGTAAGGCAAACCAACTTTAACTTTAGTTGCAGATCTAGCTAAAGTTATTTGTCCAGAACTTACTGTTGCATCTGGATGTGTTGCGCCATTTGCTAATACAGAAACAGTTTGACCTTCAAGATGAGATAATCCACCTATTGTTGTAACTGCAGATCCGCTATAATCTAATTGTGAGTCTAAAAAATTAAATGATGTATCATCTGTTTCATCAAAGTCATATTGATGTATAAATTCTACATATCTTTTTGTTGCACCATTAATAGTTCTTTTTATTATTACATAAGTTTGATATTCTGAATCATCTGTAGGAATTGTGGCAACACTTTCACAAACTGCATTACCACTTCCAAATGCACCACCAAAAATATGTCTGTGCCATGCAACAACCTGTTGTTCTCTTTGATAAGTTAATCCAACTAATTGACCATCGTTTCTTACACACCAAATAATTTGATTTGGTTCTTGTTGATATGATAGTTGTTTAAATCCACCTTCAGAAATATGTTCTGCAAGAATAGTTAAATCTGGAGCAACATAACCATCAACATCAAAGTTATAAGCTAGTTCTCTTAGTTTTCTTCTTGCTCTTTGTAAAAATAAAGTTGCGTTACCTACTGCTAGTGCATCTACGTTTGCAGCACCATTGTTAGATTGTTTTTTAATTAGAATATTTGTTGGGGTTATAGCACTATCAACTGATCCTCCACTAACTGCAAACTCACCACCAGCTGTTCCAATAATCAAAGTTCTTGTAGCTGTCATAAATCTAATTGCATTAACTTGGTTAGAAGCAATTGTATAAATGATAGCATCATCATCAGCTATAGTACCACCTCTATTTTCATCCATGTTTTCATAATCACCAGACTTAGAAAAAAATATTGTTTGCGGTTGTGATAGCGTTGCAGCAAATACAAGTCTTTGTTCAAAGAAGGTTACGCAAGAAGGATGACCTGTAGTTTCTGAGAATGCACCTAAAGACCAATTGGCAGACGAACTTGAAGAACCCATATCTTCTAATATTTCTATAGTAACAACTGTTGTAGAAGTACGAGCAGTTATCTTTCCATATCCATCTCTAAATCTTATTAATCTTCCAACGTCTGTTGTTTGAAAACCTGTGTTGTCATTTATACCTGTAGTAGATGAAGCAGTTAAAGTTCTACCAGTTCCTACTGTATGTGCAGAAGTTGTTATTGTTGTAGAAGAAATATTTTCATCCATATATGGTCCATCAGTAAAATCAACACTTGTTAAACTCCATGATGTATGACCTGTTCTAGATAATTTTTTTACAGGATGATTAGGATGACAAAGATACATAACGTCAGCAGATTGTGCGAACTTAATATCAAATAGTTCTGCTTCTAAATATGGTGAACTTATTTCGTAAGGTGAACCACTAGATAATATTTGACCATTGTCTTTAAAAAATCTTATGTACTGATTACCAAACTCAAGAATATAAGTTTGTGTTGTACTAAATTCAAAAGGAATTAATCTTGTTTCTTTTGTAGAGTCTTTTACTTCTGCAACAAACTGAGTACCAGATCTTCTTGCTGCACTTCCATGTGGGAAGATAATCATGTTCTCAAGTGTTTTACATCCTGTAGAATATTTTTGTAGATCGTTACGACCATCAAGTCTAGGTGATAATTCACCACCAGTAAAATTGGTTAACTGTACCGCAACTCTAGCCATGTATTAATACCTTGAGTTTATAAAAGTAGAAGAGTCAATGACATCTGATATACCATTATCTGGTGTAGTGTTTTGACCTTCTGTGGCATCAACAAATCTAGCTTCTCTTAATTTATCTTGAAATAAATTATACATATTACTTGCAGTAGGATTAGATGATGTTACTGCATAAGCAATGTCTGCTGCCAAAGCAGCTGAAATAGTTTCTCTTAATAATTCATCATACTGATTAGGATCAGTAATTCTTGCAATGTATTGAATTTTAACTGTAGCATGATTTGCTAAAATTTTTCTTCCTTCAATTTTATAATCATAATCATAATTTAAAATTGTAAGAACTCTCAAGCAATCTGCAGGTAAAGTAAATTGATAACTAAAACCCCATGAAGGAGTATCTGTATCTCTTGCAAGTTCAACTCTTTTAGTTAAACAATTCCAAGGGTGAGATCTAAATAAACTATCTCTTACTTGTGTGTATCTTGCGTTGCAAAGTCTTGCATTCTTAGAATCTTCTGTCAAAGTTAGGATTGTAGATGCGCCAAGTTGGTTTAACGATCCGTTACAAATGTCTACTATAGATGCCATATTACTTCCTTATAATATACTTACGCCTTATGTGTCTATCTTTTTCTAAAGCGTGTATTTCTTCTTCTAATCTCTCTTCCTTAATATCAAAGCCATAATGATATTTTGGACCATATTTAAATCTGTCTACCAAAACATACCTGTATACATAATTATTTTTTTTAAAATGTAATACAGTTTTTAAATCTTTTACTTGTTTCATGTGCATTCTAGGGGAGTTCCACTCTCGCTTTCCTCCCCTAAAATTTTATTTACTACGCTTCGTGAGCTTGTATTTCAACTACTTTTTCTTCTTCCATTCTAGTGGAACCGAATGCAGCAGAATAGTAAACTTGAGTAGCATAACCTTTGTCAGCTCTCTCGTCTATTCTTGCAGTTGAATCTTTACCTACAGCAAGAGCAATACCATCACTTACGAAAGCGATACATTTTCTCTTGTTTGAAGCAATTGCTAGTCTGTTAGACACGATGAAATTAAATCCTAAGAAAGTATTAATATCACCTTGAGCCAATGCTTTTACTGTATTGAAATCACTTGAAGTCACTTCAGTAGTTCCTAACAAATCAGTGATTTGTTTTGGAGATACGATGATGTGTCTTGGAAGTGAAGGATCAACACTGTTTAAGTCAATGATCTCTTTTGCTTGTCTTAACTTAGCAATAGTTAAACCAGCTGTTCCAGACTCAGTAATCTTTTGACCAGAAGGTAAAGCTACTGAAGTACCACCAGCAACGCCTGTGTCAGACGCACCTAATGCTGCAGCAATGATAGCATCATCCATTGCTCTACCCATCGCATAAGCAGCAGCTAATGCGTAAGTAGAAGTAGGATCTACTAACATTCTTACTTTATCTAGATCATCGATTAAATCAGCAAACTCGTAGTCAACCAAGCTAACTCTTCTTCTTGAGTGAGGAGTATTTGATTGAGGAGTGTCTGAGTGTCTAGTTGATCTTACAGATGCAGTAACACTTCCAACTTGATCGAAGAAAGCATTCTTACCTGTAACAGATTCTAATCTAACTTTATCTCTAAGAATAGAACCTTTTTGTTGTGACAACATTTGTATATTAGAACTGTATTGTTCTACAAATGCTGTAGTTATTTGAGTTGACATAATTGTCTCCTATTTAATTGTTATTTGTTATTAAATAAAAACAGAGACGTTATCAGAAAATCTGGCTTCTCTTGGATTTAAAGTCTTTTAGACTACAAGTCTATTCCTTGTTGTCAGAAAGGTTCTTTCGAATTGTCTTTCTTTTGTTAGGCGAATTTTCATCCGCCTTACAAATCCATTTATAATATTCATCGCATATTGGCAAGGGATTACTTTTTTGTCGTTCAGATCCATTCTCAACAACAATACGCAATACTTCTAATCTAAGTTCTATCTTATCCATTCATCATTGTTCTTAAAGTGAATACTTGCTGAACTACTTTATCATGATCTGGATGTGATTTATTCCAGTATGGTCCATCACGATCATTAACAATTTTACTTATTTCAGCTTCATAGTCTGTACCTTGAGATACATTTTCGCTTTCGGTACTCACGAGTTTATCTTCAGATAAGATATTTGCAATATTAGCAAAGCCTTTAATAATTGCAGGATGATCACCAAGTCTTGTGCCATCTTTTAATTCCATATCTAAAATTTCTGGGTTCATGTTTGCTTTTGCAACTGATCCAGCTTTTTTAATATTAGCTTCGTAGTTACTACCCCATTCTTTTCTAAGTTCTTGTTCTGCATTTGCTTGTGCAGTTTCAGTATCTATCTTAGATTGTTGAGCAGAACCTTCCATAGAATCTTTATAAAACTCTAGGATACCTTGAGCCTGTTTATTATTTAAACCAAGTTGATGTGCGTTCTCTGCAAATTGTTTTATTGCACTTTCATCTAATGGAACAACATCTGATTTAACTTCAAGTTTATATTTATCTGCAGACTCTGGTCTACCAAGTTTATCATAAACTTCATTCCATTGATCATCAGTTGAGTTGTTGTTTGGTACTGCAACTTTATCTTGACCAATCATTCTTGTTGCATTTACATAAGACTTAGCAAGAGCCTCAAGTTCAGTAAACTTAGAAATGTTTGGATCGTTTCTTAGTTCTTCTGGTATTGCTTCTTTCCAAGACTTAGCAACAACTGGTTGCTCTATTTGTGTTTCTTGTTTTGGTGTTTCTGTAGTAGGTGTAGTTGTCTCTGCTACAGGCGCAGTTTCCTGCGTTATCTGTTCTTGTGACATTGTTATTTTCCTTTTGTGTTATCATCTTGTAGCATTGATTTAATAAATAGAAGTACGCTACGTTGACCTTCCATATATGCACTTTCATGACTATCTCCTTTTACATTAGTAGTCGAAAAAAAGTGACATCGTTTTTCTAAATCAGATAAAACTTTTTTACCTTCATCTGATTCAAAAATCATTTTATATGCTTCTCTAATTTCCTTTATTTGTTTTTCAAATTGTTTGAGATCACTCATTACTCAACATCCGCATTGGCAACTGCTTTAGCTTCTTCTGGTAAAGCCTTTGCTAATGGTGCTATTTTTCCTCCTGCTTCTGCTACTTGTTGTAACTGCTGCATGTTTTGCATTTGTTGTTGTTGTTGTTGTGCTTCTTCTCTTTGTGCATCTAATTCAGATTGTGGTTTTAATATTTTTTGTGGAACACCTACAATGTCTGCCAAGTGTCTAACAAGTTTATCCATATTAATATGATCAAATACTGGAGCAACATTTGATAAGCTACCCATGATTTCTATTGCTCTCATGATAGATGATAACTCTGTAGACTTTTGTGCTTTAGCTAATGGAGATACATATTCAATCTCAATATCTTTACCAGATAAAAATTGTGGAGCTGGTCTAAATAAATTTTTTCTAAACAATATTGCGAATGCTCTATCGATTAATGGTTTTAATAATTCAGATTGAAGTCTACCAAGAACTGGACCAAGTAATCTCATCTTCTCTTCGTTTCTTTGTATAACTTCTGTAGCTGTCATTTGTGGACCACTCTGCATCATTAATTGATTTACATAGAAAGCATTTCTAATTGAGTTTCTTCTTTGCTCTTCCATGTTCAAACCTAATGGAGTATTTGCTCCAATGTTTAATGGTTCAATTCTATCTCTTGTACCAGATCTATAAAAATTTAAACCACCGGGAACAGTTCTTACTGGTAAAATAAATCCATCATCCGGAACTAATAAAGGTGGATCAACTTGTTTCTGTGCAGACTTGATTGTAGTCTTAGACATTTCATTTAGCATTTTAACATCTGGTAGAGCTGTCATTGCAGGAGATCTTCCATAAATTTCATGCGATGCTTTTAAGTATCTAGGTACTACAAATGGAAACTCTCTAAATCCAGATACAGATAATTCATCACCAGAACCTGCTTCTAAATATACTGAAGCAAATGGCATGTTAGCTTTGTCTTGTTTTTTAGGATCAAAGTCAGATCTTGGATATACTGCGTGAAGTATTTCTACATCTTCGTATGGATCTTTCTTTGCTATAACTGCAATGTTATTTGATACGTTACCAAATTTTTGAATTGCAGATCTGGCACTTAATTTAAATTTTCTAAATACTGTATCTATTCTACCTTTATCATTTTCAGCAATATACATTTCATTAATATGTCTTGTTGAAAATTTTAAAACATCATCATCATCTTCTTCGATAAACATTGCTGCCGTACCAAAAGTAATTAGATCATGATACAGTTCAAATATTTCTTGTTGGAAGTTTGATCTATTAAATGCAGAGTACATTGTCTCTGTTGCAGACTCTAACCATTCTTTACCTTCATCTTCATTTTCCATATCATCTTCTTTGAATCGCAAAGAGAACCAAGGTGTAGAAGGGTTAGTCAACATCCCATGAAGAGATGCTGCTAACAATTCTACTGATTGGAGAGGAGATGAATCAAAAATTAATTCTGTTCTTTTGTCACCTTTAGATCTAGACTTAGTTACGTCTGCTTTTCTTGGTTGCATATAATCTGCAACTTCTTGCCAGTGACTTTCCCAATTTTGTCTTTGAGATTTTAATCTATCAAATCGTTTTAATAAATTTTTTGCTAAGTCTGTTTGTGCCATTACGATATACCTAATAAACTTTTCTTACCTAACGTCAAGCCACCAGTTGCACCAGTAACTCCTGTCAGTATTGTTGGAGATCTTCCTTTTCTTTTATTTTTTCTTTTAACATAAGTTGGATCACTTGTATCCATTGATGAAGCATCTGTAGCTTCGCTTTGAGAAACTTCTGCATTAGTTGGTGCTGTTGCTGTTGCCATTGTTTGTGCAGGAGCTGTAACAACTTGATTACCACCACGATCATCTCTATTGTTAATAGGATTACCATAAGCATCAGTTCTTCCAGAAGTTCTGTCAGAGATATACTTGTCATACATCATCTCTTGTTTTTTAGAATTGTAAGAAAGAAATTCTGTTTTAGAAACATTCTTATAATTTTTAGATCCTAAAACTTTATCTGTAAAAAAATCTCTAGTAACTTTTGATCCTGCTTGTAAAGGTTTAGATAAAATTGCTGCAGCTGCATTAACTGTTAAGAATGGAGTATTAACTCCTTTTTTTATTTTTTCTGCACCTACATTTCTAAAAGCATTTGGGTTATCTGATTTATAACTTTTAGTTTTTTTTCCGCTTTCAGTTATGTTACCTACACCTATCTTTGTAGCTGTAGTTCTGTTTGGTCCAGCATCGGTTCTTCCACCGCCTCCACCAGATGCGTTATTACTTCCCATAATTAATTTCCAAATGTTAATGAAGATTTAGTTTCTGAAACTGTATCTTTCTTAGTTTGAACTTCTTGCACTTCTTTTTTTAAAACTAAAGGTTTTGTTTTTTTTGGTGCAGGTTTAATTTTCTTGATAGCTGCTTTTACTCTCTCCAACATATTATTCTCCTAGTAAAGTTTTAAGTTTAGATTCTTCAGACTCTTGAACTCCAAGTGGTCCAGTAAGTATTGTTGACTTTCTACCTCTTCTTCTTCTTTCGATAGCGTCTTGCTCTTTTTTAATTTCTGCTTTTTCTTCGTCAGTAAGTTCTGCCTTTGGCGGTTCTGGTGGCGGAGCAACAGGTGGTAACGCTGGCATTTTTGGTTTAAATATTGATCCCATAATTATATAATCCTATAACTATTATCTGCTACACTTTGTGGCGCAGATTGTCTAGTATTTAATTGTTGTAAGCCAACAGCTAGATACCTCATGCTATCACAAGCATGACTACTCCAATCATGATTTGGTTTTGATCGGAACATTCTATTTTTGTCAACATACTTCCTATGGTAGTGTCTTAACGCATCTATGAGTTTTTTGCAATGGTCAACATCAATCCAACATTTAGGTAACGTCATTGTTGTTGCATGTATTCCATCTTCTAATGGTATCTTAGGAACTACTTTAAACCGCACACCCAATTGATAGGCTACTTCTCTTCTGGTTTTGCCATTACTAAAATCTGTAACCTCAATATCATGCGGAGCATAATGATTTTCGTATATGTAATCTTTGTTATTTAAAACTTCTATATAGTGCGGTAAGCCTTGACCTCTTTCTTCATAATAATCAATAATGTTTACTGCAGCTCCATTCTGTTGAAAAAATATTATTGCAGTGTGGTCTGAAACCCCAAGATCCCATGCAGTGTTGACAGGCAAAGAAGGATCATAGGGTACTCTTGCTATCTGTTTCTTATCTTCCATTTTTGCTAATGCATCCGCATAGATTGCGCCTTCTATGTTTGCAATCCAATCACACTCAAATTCTTGCATGTACTTCTTTTCACCCATAACTTCTTTTGCTTTATCTAACTCTTCTTGATCGACTATCTTTGTTTGACTAGCTTTAGCTTTATACTGAAACCAATCTTCCGCACCTTGAGCATGTTGATATAAATCATAAAAGTTATTGTTCATTCCAGCAGGAGTTCCTATGAATACGCAGTAGCCTTTTCTGTCACTTAGAGCTGGTCTAATTATTTCTGGAAATAGTTTTTCTGAAACATTTGCATACTCATCGATGACACACCCATCTAGGTATATACCTCTAAGACCATCTGAGTTCTCTGAACCTAATAATGTTATTCTGCTGCCATTTGGCAAATCTACTCTTAACTCTGTTTCGTTAAACTTTGTGTAAGGAATCTTGGCAGTGAACTGCTTTACATAATCCCAAGCTATTGCTTTTGCCTGTTTAAAAGTTGGAGCAATATAGGCAAACCTAGGATTCTTTGCTTTAGTCAATAATGCAGAACGTATTAGGTGGTTGATCATGCATACTGTTTTACCGAACCTACGATGGCATACGAGTACACTCCATCTGTATCTTGAGATTTGTTGGTGTAGATAGGCTTGATGTTTTCTTGGGGTATATGGAATCTTTATATCCATTCTAATGTACCATCTTAGATTTATCTTTATTGTCTAATGCGTGATAATCTATACCTAGAGTAGTCATTACATAATCTGTAAATAACTCCGCAGAGTGCTTATTGGGGATACCAAAGAATTTAATTACAACATTATTGGTTTTTTCATCAATATAGCAAACACAATCAAAATCTTCCGCATAATAAACACTCATATACTACATCTAGTTTATCTGGGTACAAAAGCAAGATGTCTGTGTGTGTGTTGATAAATCCCATGTATATATATAAGAAAAACGTAGCACGTTTTGAGGGGTGTAGGGGTGGTATAAATTTTAAAATTGTATGTAGTTTGTTAGTAAAAATAACTAATGATAATTAAAGTTATCAATACAAATTTCCAATAACTATTAATTATCGGAAATTTTAACCGGCTTATTGTTTCCGTTGCTCTTATCGTGTGTATAAATTTTTATTTGCTCTGGTAAATTGAACAACTTTTTAAACCCTCATTATAAACTTAGAACAATTCTAAACTGTATTCAGCTGCGACAATATTGACCAATACAAATATAATTATTTTTAATAATCTTTTTTAAAAAATGAAAGGAAAAAAACAAATGAAAAAAACAAATGAAAAGAAAATAATTTGCCATAATGGTTTCGGAAAATGGGAAATTCAATTGCCTTTATATTTAGATTTATATTCTAAATTAAATGATCAAGGTAAAAAAGAAATGAAATATCAATTAAAACATTTAGGAAAATTAGTTGATATTGTACAGAAAGCAAAAAATAAAGGGGGTGAATAATGGAAGGTTTTTTGATTGTTTTAAAATGGGTTTGTTTAATCTTATTGTCTGTTGTGGGTATGGTACTCGCAACAGATCCTAATTTTTTAACAACAGGATTTATTCTGGCGTTTGGTTGCTTCTTATTATTTGCGCTAGATGTAGCCAGAAATTTCATAAACTAAGAAAGGAAATAAAAACATGAAAATGATATTTAATATTACTTTAATTTTATTATCTGTAATTTTTTTAATCCAAGGTTTTAGGGTTGATTTTACAATTGCAACACAATCAGAAATGATTAGCGTTTTTGGTTGTTTTTTAATTGGTTTTATAATTCCGGTTATTATATGGAAAATCAATTAATATGCGACAATTTGTCAATATAAAGCAAATGCAAAATAATTATTATTTAAAAAGAAAGGAAATAAAAAAATGATAAATGCAAAAATAAAACCTACTTATGAAACATTAACTAAATTGATGTTTACAAGTGGAAACCCAAAAACAGATAAAAACTTAAAAATAGAAAGTTTGAAAAAGTATTGGATTAAACGTCTCAATCTCGCACCGGCTTCAATATCCGGTTTCAATACTTGTGCAAGTGCTTCAGAAGGTTGTAGAAATGCTTGTCTACATGAAGCCGGAAATCCGGTCTTTATGCCACAAAAAACATTAGGAAGGGTTAATCGTACTCTTTTATATTTTAAAGACAGAGCCAGATTTTTATCAATGATAACTAAAGAAATTAGAAATCATGAAAAAAACTGTAAAAAGCATAATTTAAAACCGGTTATTAGATTAAATACAACGTCTGATATTATGTGGGAAAATCACAAAATATTTGAGTTGTTTCCAAATGTACAATTTTACGATTATACGAAACATTATAAACGTATGATTAAATTTTTAAGGGGTGAACTACCTAAAAATTATCATCTTACATTTTCCAGAAATGAAGCAAACGACAAGGAAACAATGGAAGTATTGCGACATGGCGGAAATGTTGCAATTGTTTTTAGAAAAAATTTACCGGAATATTATCAAGGATATAAAGTTGTTTCCGGTGATGAACACGACCTAAGATTTTTAGATGATAAAAATGTTATAGTCGGATTAAAAGAAAAATTGACTTTAAACAAAAACGGAAAATTAGAAAGAGATCAATCCGGATTTGTGGTCGATTATCAATAAACAAAGAAAGGAAAAAAACAAATGACACTAAATGAAATAATAAAAATACAAAGCGTGATTGATAACAGAGCAATTGCGTCAGATACTTATCAGACTTTAAATGGTCAGTATTATTTTTCTAAATCTAAAAATAAAAAAATTAGATTAGGTGATATGCATATTGATCATTTTTTGAGAGCAATCAAAGTATCAAATAAAGATGTTGATTTAATAGACTTTGAAACTCAAGAAGTAATTGAACAACAAAAAAAGACACTTAAAAAAATAAAGAGGATATTAAATGACAATCTATAAAAAATGGAAGGATAAATATTTAGATTTAATTCAAAAAATAAGTAATCGAAGGGGTTGGAATGCGTCTGATTGTAATCCCTTCTTTTATATTATTTTTGATCATTTACATAAATCAAATGCTTTAAGTTTAAGAGAATTTAAAAAGCAATTAAAACAAAAAAGAAAGGGGGAATAATGACAAAGCAATTTGCATGTGTACATTTTTTTCATGGAGTGCCAAATAATACAGAGGGTTGGCAATTTATAAAGTTGGTGCGCAAGTTTATAAATAAAGACAGATACAGGGTGAGAGTTTTGGGAAGAGGCTCAAGAAAAATACATGGAACGCAATCCTTTATTCCATTGAAACACGCAACCAATTATTCAATTTATATTGATCATAAAATCATGGATAGAAATCATCCGGATTTTTTAAGCCGTAAATTTTATGACATAAGAAGTAAAGTTTATGAATTGAATAATTTTTTAAATCAACCAATTGGAGATTAAAAAAAATGAAATCTTTAGAAGGTAAAATTGCAATAATAACTGTTACACAGACATATGAATATCCATTGTGTGATTGTTGTTGTGATCATCCAGATGATGTTTTAAATTTTGATTATACTTTTTATAAAAAAAGTGAAAAAACAGAAGTAACAATAGAGGGGGAAGAATGAAAGTTTTAATAGCTTGTGAGTATTCTGGAATTGTCAGAGAAGCATTTAAAAACAGAGGTCATGAGGCTTGGAGTTGTGACATCCTTCCAACAGAAATTGAAGGAAATCATTTTCAAGGGGATGTATTAAATTATTTAAATCTAGAAAAATATAAATGGGATTTAATAATTGCTCATCCACCTTGCACCTATTTATCAAATGCCGGTGCATGTAGATTGTATCCAGAGAAAGGAAAATTAAATATTGAAAGATACAAGAAAGGATTAGAGGCTAAAAAATTCTTTATGTGTTTTTATAATTTGGATTGCAAAGTTGCAATTGAAAATCCTGTTCAATCAAGAATATTTGAATTACCTAAACACACACAGGAAATTCAACCATACGAATTTGGTCATCCATACACAAAGAAAACTAGATTGTGGTTAAAAGGATTGCCAAAGTTAAAGCCTACAAATATCATCGATAAATCAGAGGTTAAAACTTTTATCGAGTCTGGTACGAGTAGATATAAAAACACAAACAAAAACAAAAACAGATACGTTGCAAGAGGCTCGAAGGATAGATCTAAATTCTGGTCTGGTATAGCCGAAGCAATGGCGCAACAATGGGGATAATATGAAAAAAGAAAAAACATATTGGTATGATTTAAAACCTAGTGATGACAATAAAGGTTTTGTCTATGGTATAAATTATATTGATAATGATGAAGTGATTGAATGTAAATGGTTTAAAACTAAGCAAGAAAGAAATAAAGAAATAGAAAGCGAGGAATAATGGCGGTAGACTTTGAAGCATTAGACTTTATTAGAACTCAGAATAAAGCTAAGACACATGAAAGAAAAATGAGTGAGCAACAAAAAAGACATGAGTTATTTATAGATTCAAGAAAGGGATTAGATAACTTGGCAAATGCATATAACAGAGCAACCAATCCAGAGTTTAAAAAACTTTATAAAGAGAAATGGTTTGAGTTGGTAAAAGTTTATGCAAAAAAAATAGAGAGGAAATAATATGAAAAAACAAACTGAAACAATTAGTGTTGATATAACTTTAGATCATTACGGATTTTATCATAGTGACGAACACTTTGGTAATAAACATGAACCTTATAGAGATTGGATTGTCAAATATGGTCACGATATAGGGGTTAAGAAATGGAGTGATTATAAATCTGGAATGTGGAAAACTGATACAGAAATGATTGATGATTGGATTAAAGAAACTAACCAACCCTATGAAACATTATTTTCTGAAAAAGATGATGTAATTTATATTGTTGATAAGGATTGGAAAAAAAAAGTGAGTCATGATTTATGAGACAAATAAATTTAGAAGAGTTAAAAAAACAAACTCTAATAAATATTTTGAGTGCTAAAGGTGTAATTTACACTCATTATAAAAACAAACAACTAAAACAAAGAGGTAAAAATGAGAATGAAAAAATACGAAGCATGGTTACAAACGGCTAAACCAGGGGAATCAATAACTTATCATGAAGGTTATCTAGCTAAAGATAGATTTTATGATTATGAAACAAGAGACATTGCAAGTATGTTTTATAGACATGCAGAAAATTTAATGGTCGTATTGTTTCAAAAAAGATTGAGACATGGGAACGTAAATCACGATCCTAAATTTCAATACATTGCTAAAAAAATATAGAAAGGGAAACTATGTACATTTTAGATTTTGAAAATAAATTAATTACTAAAATGGATAATAAAAATTTAGCTATTTTTTTAAATGGTTTACCACACAAAGAGTTTATAAAGTTTGGTTTCGCACATACTAAAAAACTTGCTAAAAATTTTATTAAAAATAAAATAGGTAATTAATTACTCCTTATTATCAGAGGGTATATCAACTATATCCTCTGATACATCAATCAAATCATTAGAGTTATCTTCCCAACTAATAGACATCTTCGTATCAATATCTTGTTTAATAGTTTTATTATCAGAGTATAGATCTGTAATTTTTCCTGCAACCCATTGAACAAACTTAGCTTTCTCTCGAATCCAGAGGATCTCATTGGGAGATTCTATTTCTTGATAACTAAATACTTGTAATAATTTATCGATTAAAGTTTGTATACCTAATTTCCTAGCCTCAAGTATTCTTTTCTCTAGTTCTGGATTTCTTTTTAAGTAATGATAAAACTTCATCAAACTGAATGGATACTGCTTGTCGTTTATTATTTCTGAAAGCGTCATTCCGTCTATTAGCTTTTCTTCTATGATAGATAGATTTTTCTCTGTTATCAATTCTTGGTTTTGTTTTGGAGTAATAGTATTCTTTGATTTGTTCATGTGTATAATCCTTAAACTGAAAGAGGCAGCTCAACTGTTTTATTCTACTCTCATCAGTATATTTAGCTTTGTTAAACTTATCATAATTTTGGTAACCATGATATTTACATCTGAAAGTTTTCCCATCTGATAATGGGTAACCTTTCATTCTACAAGGTATCTTCAATCCCTTTCTTAATCCAGCTCGTGTATTCCCTTGACAAAATACTTTACGTTGCGGTCTACCTACCATTTTTTTCCCATGGTTTAATACCATTTCTGATATTATATTCTTTCTTTTGTTTGTATCTAAAGTTTTTTTCTTTGGACAATCCCTTTAAAGCACCTAATATTTTATCTGCGTTTACATATGTAGCTTTACTTTCTCTTTCAATATCCTTCTTCCTTTCAATTGCTTGTTTACAGAGGTAAACATTAACCTTCTCTTCTTGTAATTCGGTGATAGGGAGTTTAGCTAATTCATCTAATATTCTCTCCCTATCCCCTGCATGACTCTTAATAATTTTACCTATATTATTAATGTATAATGTTTCTTCTAATGTAGTCGTAAAACGGCTATCTTGAGTAGGTTTAACGGCTATCTGGGATTGTTCATAAAGTTTTTCTGCCTTCAAAAATACCTCATTCACAATATAAGTTTTACCAGATCGACCTCTAATAGACTTAACAATATTCAATTTATTTAAAGTTTCTAAACAAGATTTAATTGTAGTCCGGCAAAGTCCGGTATCTTTATGAATTGTTTCGTGCCTCAATTGTGCCTTATATCCATTTTTTTTCCAAGCATATTTCATTACAGATAAGAATACATTGAGACAGTGAGATTTTCTCTCACCTTCAATCAAATCCAAATGATGATATAGTTTGTAAGTTATATGTAAAAATCCTCT